GGTCGAGAACGTCGGAGATCCCTCCGTCGGCATCCCCGCGAAGGCTATGTTCTTGTCGAAGTTCGAGCGCGAAGACGCGAATCTCGATCCCGACCTTCTCGGAACCATCGAGGCTTATCTTCCCTCAACGGGGATGGTCATCCCGGCTCCGTCGACGGCTCGCGGTATCGCGACGATCGCCGCGGTCGGGCAAGGCGCGCGGACGATTAATATCTATATGTGTAATGTAAGGGGCCCGCGCTCGACGCCTTACAATGTGTATCCGCTCGAGGTATCCGACGGCTTCGAGTCCGGCTTGTCCAAGGTATCGACCTATTCCCTCTCCGATACCGAGACATTGACATTCACCCCGGAAACCATCGACAACACGACCGGGCTTTATCGCCGATATTATTTCACTTGTCCGGAGGCGAATATTCTCGCCCCGGTTCGGATTCGAAGCGCCGGCGCCGGGACAACCGACGTCGACACCGTCGCACCGACCGGCGGCGTCACCCTTGCGCCGGACTTGTCACTGAACACCCTTTCAGGTCAGAACTTCCAATCGACCGCGATCCGGTATCAATACAACCAGAGCGCCGGGTATCAGTCGATACAGCTCTACCCGCATCCATCCGAAGACCAAAAGCTCGACGTCCGGCTTCTTCTCCATCCCGCGAGACTTCAAGAAGATCAAGACGCGCCGCTCGTCCCGGCCGCTTACTCGCAGATCCTCGCATACGCGGCGCTCGAGAGCTTGACGCTTAAAGTCGATAACCCGGCGCTATCGGCCGTCTATGCTCGAAAAAAGGACGTCCTATATCAAGGCATGGAACAACGCTACCTCGCGGCCGTCCCGCGCCGAATCATTAAAGGCACGCCGACGGCCGGATACCGCTACGTCCGGAACCCGTTCGGGAAGCTGACGTTCACGCCATGAAACAGCAAGTCTATCAAGCCGCACTCGCGGGAGGATTCGAGAGCCGTCTTCCTCAGAATCCGCAAAACGGCGGGCAAGTCCAGAACTGGACCATCGACCGGAAGACGGGAGGATGGTCGACCCGCGTCGGATACGAGCTTTACCGACCAGGTCAATCCAGCTTTGCCCCGTTCGGCAATGTCGGCGCGATTACCTCCTTGCACGTTGCGCGAGCTCTTGCCGGAGGAGCGCGCGACCATATCCTCTTCGAAGAAGACGGGACGCTTCATCTTCTATACGAGAGCGGCGTCGTCCCTGTCTTGCGGACGCTTGCGACTGGTCGCCATATCCCCGCGCCGACCGAGGCGGCTTCCTGGTATACCGATACGCCTCACGGGACGGTGATTACAAACGGCGTCGACCGTCCCGTCCTCGTCCGTCCCTGGCCGCTCGGAAACGCCGCGGAGAGTGCAACGTCAATCGCCGAAGTGATTCGGCCGTTCGGCTTCGACGCTCCGGCCGCTCCCGTGACGCCGCATAAGGTAAAACCTTACCCGCCTCTCGATACGACCGTCGTCCCGGCCGTGTACCCTGCTCCATCGGCCGGAGGCGCCGGACGTACGACGCTATGGTGTCCGCAGCAACCGAACGCGATCCCTGACGGTGGACAATACGGACTCGGATTCGCGAACAACCTCTCCGGAGACGATGGCGATAAGCCGGCGCTCTTCGGCTATGCGATCTCGTATATCTCCGACTCCGGCTCCGAAGGCCCGTCCTCGTCCCTTGCGTCGGTCGCCTGGTCGCTCGAGGCGGACGCGTACGGCTTCCGCCATGCCGTTACCCTGGACATCCCGACCGGTCCCGAAGGAACCGTCGCGCGCAAGCTCTATAGAACATCGAACTATGCCGCGGGAGCTGCGGACGCCGGAGATACGACGCTTTACTTCATCGACGTAATCCGGAACAACATCGAGACGACCTTCTTCGACGCGACCCTTACGGCGGCGCTCGGGCAAGCCGCGCCGGATATTCCGACGGGGCCGCTTCCCGCTCCCGGCGCCCGTTTCTCCGCGCTCTTTAATGGCTGTCTATTCCTCGACGGCGGCTCCGACGAGCCGAAGACCCTGTTCTATTCCGCGCCGGGGCTTATTGAACAGTTCGGAGCGGACGCATATATCGAACTCTCTTCGCAAGGCGGCGGGATTACGGCGCTCTTCGGAAACTATACGACGCTCCTCGTCTTCCGCGAGAACGGAATCGACGTCGTCCAAGGGGACTATACGTCCGGCTTTACCGTGACGACGATATCTTCCTCGATAACCTGTCGAGCTCCTCACACTGTCCAAGCGGTTCCGGGACTCGGAGTCGTCTTCCTGGCGACCGACGGCGTTTATGCGATTACCGGCGGCGTCGTCGGCGGCGCGGTAAATGACGTCGTCAACCTGACGACCCTTCAAGACTCATTCATCGACCGGATAACGCCGGACTGTCACCCGCGAGCCGTCGGGATCTTCTCGGAGAAGAGTCGCGAATACCTGCTCTTCGCTCCCGTCGACGGCAACGACCGACCGAACGAGGGCTTCGTCTTGCATGTCGACCGCCTCGCCTTTATCGAGACGCTCGCTCCCTGGTCGTCGCGTATCGGCTTCCCGGTCGGCGCGGTCGCCTCGCTATACGACGGGACGGTCATCTTCGGCCATAACACCGGGGACGAGTCCGGAGATCCAAGCACTCAACGCGGGATCTTCGTAATGAGCGGGAAGCGCGCGCTCGGAGCATCCATCGACGGACAAGACATGGTCGACGGACCGGCGCCGACGAGCGTTTACAGGTCGGCGTGGTTCGATGCCGGAGATCCACAGATTCAAAAGCAGCTCTCATATGTGACGCTCTGGTTACTCACTACCGGCGACGCGGCCGTAACCATGCGGCATTATAAGGACTTCAGTCTTACGCCGATCCTCGAGCGGACGTATAAGGCGCAACCGCCGGACGCGCCCGAGCTGGCGACCTTGGACGTCGCGACCCTTGGAGCGTCGACCTATCGGGAAGCTCGTCTCGTCCCGCTTCGATACTCCGTCGCTCAACAGTCCGCCGCGTGGTTCTGCTTCGAGATAGAGACGACCGAAGACCTCGTCCTCGTCGGGTTCGAATACGAATACACGACGAAGGGAACGCGCGTCGTCGCCGGGGTGAGAGTATGAAGAAATGGACGCATAGGGAAGCGCGAAGCGGGAACACCGTCGACCCGGAAGGTTTCAACGCAGAGTTCCGCGCGCAACAGTCCTCCGCAACGACCATCGACCGCGACCAGGCGCCGGGAGCATTCGTCGACGATACGCGCCTCGCCTCCGGCGCGCTTCATCTTGTATGGGCCGACAGCGATTACCCGACCGGAGGCGAGCAAACGGCGGACGCCGATACCTCCGTCGCCGGGAACATGTGGATCGCTTCGACCTTCCAAGTCCACGCCGGAGGATGGACGAACATCGGCGCGGCTATCACCCTGACCGGCTTTAAAGGCGGCTCGCTCTTCTTCGAGTGGTCTTGTAATGCCTACGTCTCGAACATCTTCGCACGCGGTGCAAACGACGGCTTCCCCGGCTCTCCGGCTTATCTCCGGATGCGAGTCCTTGTAAACGGCGTCCCGCTATGCGAGCGCCGCGGTACGGCCTACCATGAGCACTCGAGACTGTTCGGGACGAACATCTTCCCGCCGGGAGATCTATCCGTCGAGCTTCAGTTCCGACTAACGGAAGGGTCGGAGGATTGCGCCTTGACAACGAACGCCGGGGATAATCTCATGCAAGCGCACGTCTACAGCTCGCGCTATCTCGCGGTCGGGAGGTTCCGTTGAGTCGCATTATCCGAGGCCCTATCGTCGACGGCGACCAGGTCGACGCGGCGGACTTGAATACCCGCTTCACGGATTACAACCAATCCGGCGCGCTTAACGCGTTCAACGTGCGCGACGGCGTCTTCGACCTCGCGCACTTCGCGCCGGGTTTCTTGCTCCAACAGTCGGCGACGACCGCCATCGGCTACAACGACTGGAAACACAAAACCGCGAACACCGTCTCCGGCCAAACGGGTACACCGGCCGCGCCGCATATCGTGAGCGACGGCGGCGCGACTCCGACCGTCCTCTCGTTCGGCGCCGGAGGATGGACGATAACGACGACGAACATCCTTCGCGTCTATTGGGATCTCAGCGTTCGGCCGTACTATGTCACGGCGCGACCGTGGACGGCGCTCGGAGCTCTCGGGAACTATGTCTTCCCGCAGCTCGGAGGCGGAACGATTGACGTCGCGACCGGCGTCGAGTGCTGGCCTTTCTGGCTACAATGGGACGTCACTTCTTCGGCGCTCGCGAACTTCGTCGACGTCCCCGGACAAGGCGACTTCAATACTACCGTCGGAAGCTACAAAGGGAACGCGCTCGGATCTTGCGCCGCTACGTCGGCCGTCCCTGCCTTCCTCGAGACGGCCGCGGCGCCGGTAGAGGGCGAGTTCAATACGCGACTCTTACAGGATTACGGATGGACATCGGCCGCGGGAGCATGGCATTACTCGCGGACGCTCCCGACTCCGCTTACCGTGTACGGTCTTCGCGTCGTCTTTACCGGCGTATGCCATAGCTACAACACCGGAGGCGCGAACTATCTCGTCCGAGACGATGTCGTATCGACGAACGCTCGACTCGATTACAACGGCGGCTCGCTCCAAGCCGTCGTAATGTCCAAGGGGTAGGCATGGCGTACACTCCTCCGAATACCTTTGTAAACGGGACGAAGCTTACCGCGGCCGACGCCGAAGGCAACTTCGAGGCGCTCCGCGTCTACCTACACGAGAACATATCGAGCGGCGACTTCGAGGCGTCGACATGGATCGAGCGCCGCCATATTCAACCGCCGACCCTTCAACCCTATACAGGCGTTCAGCATGGCGTGACCGGTCATCAAGGCGGGCAATGGAGCGGCGCAAACATCCGAATGACCTTCGCGACCAAGTTCCTCACCGGGAATGGTCAACCGGATGTTAACTCCTTCCATCACATCCCCAATACCGCGTTTACCCTGGACATTCGACGCGCCGGGACTTTGCTGTTTCATTATTGGTGGGAATGCGAAGCCGGGAACGACAACTCCACCGCGTCGTATCAAGTCGCCGAAGCGCTTCGGAGCGTGTTTATATGTCCTTGGATCGGCTCCGTTGACACGGCGTTTTCGACATACCGCGCACGCGCGCAAGAGACGCGGAACCAGGCGTATCCGATTGTAAACGCCTTCCCGAACGGGATCTCCGAGACATATGTCCAGGGAGGCGGATACGGGGCTAAACAAGGGACGCTCGTCGCCTCGACATCGCTGGGCCGGATGTCTTTCGGTCTTGCCGCTCACTCCGCGATCGACCGCGTCGGTATAGTGAATTGGGGCGTCGCGGTCGAAGTCTATTATCTTTAGGGGGAAGCTATGCCGATCGGTATCACTACGGCGTTAATCGCCGCCGGAGCGCTCGGAGCCGGGGCTTCAGTTGCTCGAGGAGTAGGACAAGCCCGCGCCGCGGAGAAGCTTTTCAACGAAGCGGACGCGGCGGAGCTTGAGCGCCTTCGCGAGCGCGAGCGTACCGGGGAAGCACTTACCGAACAGCAACGCGCGCGACTCGAGAGCGCCGCGCGCATCGGCCAGGGCGCGGCGACGCGCGAGCTCGAGGCGATGGCACTCCAAGCCGCCGCGGCCGGAGCGCGTGGACCGACATCCGGACGGGACATCTTCCTTCGAGAGCAAGCGAAACAAAGCGCACTCCGAGGCGTCCGACAACAACAAAACCTCGCGGTCGCCGAAGCGGAGCAAGCCGCCGAAGCCGCGAACCGCGCTCGGATCGACGCACTTCGCGAGCAGCAACGGCAAGCCGACATCGCGCGCATTCAAGGCATATCCGAAGCCGTCGCCGGAGCCGCGGAAGCCGGCGCCGCCGCTATGTCGATGCAAGCTCAAATGAAGCAACAAACCGCGATGCTCGAGGCGCAACTCGGGAAGATTGAAGACGCCGATCTTCTCGAAGAGCTCGCGACCGAAGGCGGATACTCCTTTTCCCTTATCCCTTCCTTTTGAGGTTTCGATATGCCGACGACTACCTTCGCAGGCCGACGACCCGCATATATCGAGCAATACGCGCGCACGGTCGCGGCCGTCAATAGATACCAGGACATACAACGGACGATCGCCGACGAGCAAGCCGCGGCGCAATACCTCGACGGGCTTATCGCGCAAGAGCGCCAAGTTCTTACCGATCTACAAGGCGTCTTCCGTACGCCTCCGGAGACATCCGGCGGGACGTCGGCGATCATTCAACAACAATATGCGCTCGAGGACGCTCGACGACAGTCGGACGCCGCTCGCCGCGCGGGATTGGCCGGAGCGTCGCGCGTCGATCCCGCGACCGTTCAACGCATCCTCGAGCCGCTCCGGCGCAACGACAAGCCGACCGCTATCGCGACCGCTCGCGAAGCGCTCCGCGGCTCGACGACCGTCCAAGCGGAGAAGATCCTTAACCAGCTCTCAGCCGTCGCAGATACCTACAACCTCGCCGCGGCCGACCTTCAAGAGCTGCGGACTTTCGCGCAACAAAACGCGCGCGCGATGCCTTCCGGCGCCGCTCCGGCCGGAGAGTTCCGAGAGCAGGAACAAGCCTTCGCGCAAGCTCTCGAGAGCGCTTACTTCGCGGGGCCGTCCGGTATTCGCGGCGGATATGAAGGACTCGAAGTCGCGAATCTCCGCGGCTTGACGGCCGAAGCTCTTCGCGAGCGCGCCGCGACCGAAGACGACCAGGCGCAAGCGAAGCGCCTCGAGCAACGCGCCGCGGCTCTTGAGTCGAGCGCCTTCGCGACCGCCGACGACGCTCTCGAAGCCGCCTTCGCTGTCATTCGCGCGACCGGCGACCCGTCGGCCATCGAAGACGAATACGCGCGCACGATATACGAAGAAGCGCGACAAAGACAGGCATATCGCAACGACCAACGCGCCGACTTCGAACAAGAAGTCCTCGACAGTCGGAAGCGCCTCGCGCGGCTCGAACAGCAACGCGCCGAAGCGCCGGGAAGCCAATACACCGACCCGCGTCAAGAAGCGATCCGTCGCGAGCTCGCCGCGCGCGGCTACGACTTGGAGCGGAACGGCGGTCGGTATCTCCGATATCAAAAGTCGCCATATTACGACCTTATGATCGACGCCGACAGCAAGCTTCGGAGCGTGCTCGAGGACGATGTCGCTCTCGAACCGGTCAACCGTGCGCAACGTATGGCCGAAACATTGGTTCTTCAATACGACCGCACCGGTACGGAATACGACATCGAGAAGCTTCGTCGACAGCTCTCGAAGGCGCTCGCCGGGGACGAGCTACAAGACGCGCTCGCGTACGCTCTCGCCTATAAGGAGGCGGACCGGCTCGGACTATCGGAGCCAACACAGCGCGAGCTGCAACGTCAAAAGACAGCCGACGAGCAAGCGCAACGCGAACGGCAACGGCAAGAGAGCGAACGTCGCGCTCGAGAAGCCGAACTCGCGCGCCGGGATGTCGAAGCCTTGGAGACTGAACAGGCGATCAGTATTCGAGAGCGCCGCGCCGCGGTTGATCCGGCCGTCGCGCGCACGGCTCGCGAGACATATACCCGGCTCCGCGCGCAAGGACTCTCGCCGGAGATGGCTCGACGTCGCGCTCTTCAAGAGCTGCAAACGCAGGAGATCCGGCGACCAGGCGAGGCGCCGCGTATCTTGATGGGAACGGAGTTCGCCGAAGAAGTCGCTCGTCGGCCGGGGACGGCTCCGGAGATTGAGTTCGCGCCGTCGATGCCGGAAGTCGAGCTCGCTCCGTCCGCCGCTTCCGTCACGACCAGGAAGCAAGATCCGACGAATCGCGCTTATGAGTATGAAGAAGTCGACGACGGCTTCCGCGTTTACTTCCAGGGTCGACCAGTCTCGACCGCGCGCAAGGGGACGCGAGCCGCTCAATCTATCGAGTCCGTCCTCGCCGGAGGCGCTCCGCTTCCCCGCGCCGCTCCTCCGGCTCCGGCCGCTCCGGCCGCTCCTCCGGCTCCGGATGTCGACCTCGGATCTTTAAGCGACGAAGAGCTACAACAACGAATCGCAGCAATTCGCGCGGGACGGTGAGACATGGCCGACGATCGCCTCGAAGCACTCCTCGCGGAGCAGGAGCGGCGCCGGCTCGCGGAGCTGGAAAGACTCCAAGCCGAAGCACGTCGACGGCGCGAAGCGCAAATGGTGGCGCGTCCTCTTCCTCGAGAGGAACAACCGCGACCCGTCTTCGCTCCCGAATCCGAGCTCGCGGAGCAGCGCGCGGAGCGTCTCCAAGCCGCGGCCGAAGAAGCGGTCGCCGCTCGAGGATTGCAGCAGGTCGACCGAAGATCCGTCGTCGAACAGCAACGCGCGGAGCTTGCGCGCCTGGAAGCTGAACTCGAGCGCCGTCGGTCGCGTATTGTGCAACCGGGGATAGAATCTCCGGCCGTAAGCACTTCAGCGCGCGGCTTCATTCCCTTCTCGCGTCCGACTCGCATCGTCGAGGAACCGGCTCGCGTCGTCGATATGGAAGGACTTTCGCCTCTCCGACCAGTCGAGCAAGAGCGCGAGCTACAGCGCCGCGCAATACCGGAGGCGAGTCTCCCGGCTCCTTTCGATATAGATAAGCTCCCTCTCCGTCCGAAGCGCGTATATATCGACCCGACGACCGGAGAGCGCTCCGATCCGACCCTCTTCCAAGAACTCGCCGAAGCAACGCAGCTCCAAACGCTTCGTACTGAACAAGCGTTCAGATCCGAGGAAGAGCAGCGCGCCGCGATGCAGCGCGAGATAGACCGGCGAATCGACGCCGGGGAAGACGTTCCGTTGTCCGAGCGTATTCTTACGCCGTCGGCTCTCGGTATCCTCGGGAAGATCGAACAAGGAGCCGGAGTCGTCGAGACGGGGCTATCGGCCGGACTGCGGACTTTCCTTAATGGGATCTCCGCGCTCGCGGCGGACGCTTACTTCGCGGGACTTGGGTACGAAGTAGACGAGAACGGCTTACCCGTCGACGAGGACGACTTCGGATTCGCGCTCGCGGAATGGCGGCGCTCGCAAGGTATCCCGGACGTTATATCGTCCCGGCAAACGGCCGCGGACTTCGCGCAATACATCGCCGCGGGGATCGGCGAGGCGACCGGGCAAGAGATAAGCGACGAAGAGCTTAAGACGATCGAGAACCTAACTCTCGCCGTCCCGCATATCGTCTTCCCGTCTCCCGGCGTAGCGACGACCAGGACAACCAGGAAGGCGACGACGTACGACCCGGAAGGACTTCGAGTCGTCGAGGATGTCGAAGTTCCGTCCCTTACGTCCGACCCGGCCGGCTTCTTGCGCGAAGAGACTCGACGTATCGCGCAAAACGTCGCGAAAGGCAGGACATTCGGCGACGAGTACCTCGATACTCCGGCCGTCGCCGACTATTACGCGCGCGTCTATGATAGTCCGGACGCCGCGTATTGGGCCGGGATGTCGCTCGAGCTGCTTACGCCGACGATCGCCGACGCCGCGAAGCTCGTCGGCTATGGTGGACGCGGTGTGATTCGGCTTATCGAGGACGCCGGTATCGGTGCGACATCCCGCGCAAAGGCGACGCGCGCGATCACCGAAGCGGACGCGGCCGTCGATGCCGCTCGAGCTGCGAACGCACCGGCCGACCAGGTCGCCGCACTACAACGCCGCGCCGAAGC